CTAACGAGGCTTGGCAGTCCAACCAGCAGCAGCTCAATGAGCTGCGGGGCACATTGGATGGCGCGGGAATCAGTACCAGGGATCTGGCCGGTGAGCAGGTCCGGATCAAAAAGGAAATTGCCGGCGTCAACCAGGCCGCCGAGGATATGGCCGGTGAGCTTCGTCAGGTTAAGGAATCCGCCGAAGGTGCGGGGAAGGGGGCTGATAAAGCCGCTAAGAGTACAAAGGATCTGGGCAATGAGGCGGAAAAGTCCCGGGGGCTTCTGAGCAAGCTTGGTAGTGGGCTGAAAACGGTGGCTGCCGGCGCCACTGCGCTGGTCGCGGGTATTGGCGCATCTGCCGCCACGCTCACTGTATTCTCCCGTGGCCAGGCCTCGCTGGCGGATGAGCTCACCAACACCGCCAATGCCATCGGCGCAAACCGTGAAGCCCTGCAGGTCTGGCAGATCGCCGGCGAACGGGTGGGGCTGACTGGCGATAAAGTTGCGGACATTCTGCGCAGCGTAACTGAGCGCCTGGGCGAATTCGGCGCTACGGGTGGTGGTGAAGCAGCTCAGGTAATGGAAGCGCTGAACCTCAAGATTGAGGACTTTCAGAACCTGCGACCGGAAGAGCAGATGCTCAAGTTCGCGGCCGCAATCGAAAGCCTGCCCAAAGAGCAGCAGGTAGCCATGCTGGAAAAGCTGGCCAGCGATGCCAGCCAGTTGCAGCCCCTTCTGGAGAACAACGCCGCCGGCCTGAAAGCCATCCAGGCGGCTGCCGAGGAAGAAGGCGCCATCTACACCGATGAGGAGCTGGACAAGCTTCTCAAAGCCAATGACATCTACAACGACATCACCCTGAAGATTCAGGGCCTCACCCGCCGAATCGGTGCCGAGCTGGCCCCGGTGGTGGCCGACGCCACAGACAAAGTGGTGGATCTGTTCGACCAGAACGAAATGGGCGAGAAGCTCATCGATCTGTTCAAGCGCCTGACCGACTGGGGCGCCGATATGGCGGCCAAACTGGTGGAGAACGCGGACAGCATCTCGGCAGGATTCGGCACGCTCTGGAACACGATTGAATCCGGCGCCAGTGGTGCCATGACCGTTTTCCGTGGCCTTCAAACTATTGTGGCAGGATGGGCTACGCTGGTGGCCGGCAGCTTCGCGACAGTTCTGAGTGGTGCGGAAGGTATTGTTTTCGCAATGAACAAAGTCGGCTTGGCCAGCGACGAGACTTACAACAGCATCAGCGCCAAGGCCGGTGCTGCCAGAGATACGGTCGTCGATCTGGCGAAGCAAACGGCAGAGTATGGCCGCCAGACTGTAGAGGCAGGCCGAGGAATCGTCACCGCATTTGAAGATGTCGGCAACGCGGCAGAAGCTGCCGGGCAAAAGATCAAGGACACTGCCACTGCTGAGGAGCGCTTCTGGGAGTGGGTCCGGGAAAACGCCGAGAAAGCTGGGAACGACATCGATGAGGCCACCAGGAAGGCAAAAGATTTAGAGGATGCCTACGAGACTCTTGGCGTAACGGCGCAAAAAGAACTTGAAAAAACTGCCGAGGAGGCAAAGGAGGCTTTTCTCGAAATCGAGCAGAACGGAGAGGCAACCCAACGCGAAATCTCCGAAGCCTTCGAGGCCTATGCAAAAGCTGTCATTGCGACAGGAAACACCACCAAGATCAAAGCTCTTGAGAGCCTGGCCGCCGTCAAAGGATTGAGGGGTGAGCTTGAGCTGCTTCAGAAAGGCTCAGGCGGTGACGGTGCGGGAGGTGTCAGCAAGCCCATCAGAGATGCAGGTAATGAAGCTGCCGCCGCTACGCCCAAGATCAGAAACATGGCGAGCACCATCGGTGATAGCAGTGACGCCGCCGACGAGTTCCGGAGAAAGTGGCAGGATGCCTGGGGTGGTGCATTCGGAAAAGCCATCTCCAATGCGCGGCAACAAGTAACAGCCCTGAGCGTAGCGGCCCGAAACCTGTTCGAGATGAAGATCGGCGGTAACGCCTTCGTTACAGAGAGCGAATCAGCTGCAGACGCGCTTGAAAAAGCCCAGCAGCGCACCGACGAGTTGGCTGCTGCCCGCCGTCGGTTGATGTCCAGCAGCCTCGCGGCATGGTTCGCCGATACCGCCCTGGCCGCTGCCGAGGTAGAGGAAAGGTTCTGGTCCCAGGCCGTGGCCATGGAGAACCTCCAGGGCAAGATCGATTCCGGCAGCTTCAGCCTTGATCAGCTCAACCGCCTGAGCGAAACCGCAGCCAACCGGTTTGACCTGCTGGACAAGCAGCGCCTTAGCGGCCTGCAAAGTGCGATCGACTCCGCCAAGCAGAAACTGCAGTCACTCACCGACACCGCAGACAACACCCTCAACAGCCTGCGCCAGCGGCTGGCTGATATCCGGGGCGACACCGAAGAAGCCCAACGAATCCAATATGAGGCCGAACGAAAACGCCTGCAGGAACAGCTGGAACAGGCCCGGCAGGCCGGCGCCGATGAGGCCGCTGCCGACTACCAGCAATCCCTGGACACCCTCGAAAAGATCTACCAGATCGAACAGAAGAACCGCCGGGAAGCCGAGAACGCCCGCGAGAAAGAGGCCGCCGATCGGGCGCGTGAGCAGCAGCTGGCGGAGATTGAGAGGCAGCGGGCTCAACGCGAACTGAGCCAGCCGACCACCTCCCAGGCCCGCACCGAAACGGTTAAGACCGTCAACGTCAATCTGGGAGGCCAAAGCTTTCGCGTGCTGGCCGATGATCAAGATGCCCTTCTGCGGGCCCTCGAAAACGCACGGAGTACCGCACTGTGATCACTCTATCCGATGGCACCAACACCGTAGAGCTGCCGGAAGATCTGAACTGGATAGACCGCACCTGGTCCCCGGTATCCCAAAGCTTCACCCGCAGCGTCACCGGCAAAGCCATCATTCAGGTGGCTGCGGCGCAGCTTGGCCAGCCGATCACGCTGCAGGCGCCGGACCGGGGCGGCTGGATGCTGGCAACGAAAGAGCCCCAGATCATCGCCTGGCACAACGAGCCCGGCCAAAAGCTCACCCTCGATTTCCATGGCGAGACCCACACCGTTCAGTTCCGCCATCACGATGGCCTGGGCTACGAAAGCACGCCGCTGCGCTTCCAGATCAATCCCGGCCCAGACCACCGGGTAATTCCCACATTCCGATTCATCACCGTGGAGCCGTAATCCATGCCGATTCAAGAACAGAACATTAAATTCCTGGCCAGCCAGGTCATGGACGACGTACCCGAGGGCGGCGGCGCCGCCACCGGCAACGAAATCCCCGACGGGGTGATGAACAACGTATTCGAGGACATCAGTGACCTCGACCGGGCCATGGGCCGGTTCAACCTGAGAAAGCTGTTTCTGGCCGTGCGCACCCTAAGCACGGACCTATTCGGGGGCGCGAAAACCGTGGTTACCGCACTGCCAGAAGACCCAGCTATCGGCTACACACTTTTCACCACCGATGACCCGTTCGACACCCGGGATCAGGCCGCCAACCGCGTGGAAGCCTATCTGTTCAAAGGCCCCATGTGGCACGGCGCTCTGTACGAAAACCACATCACCGGCATGCGCCAGATCCGGATCATCCAGCGCGACGAGAGCACCACCCTGCCGCCGCGCGGGAAAACCCTCTGCCTCGTGCAGAACGAAGGCCAGCCGGACGAAAAAGAGCAGTACGTGCGCGTGACCGAAGTCAGCGCCGAGATGCAGACCTTCACCGATGCCCAGGGCAACGATTTCCAGCGCCTGATCGTGTCCCTGGATCTTTCGGATGCCCTGCGGCACGACTTCACCGGCCACCAGGTCAACAAAACCGACAGCTACGACTACAACACCGGCGCCCGCCTGCGTGATACCACCGTCGCCGATGCAACCCGCTACTTCGGCGCGCAACGGCTGACCTCCGCCGCCAATATCGGCGACCTGAAACTGAAAGCCGCCTCCATGTTTACCCAGCTAGTACCCGCCGCCCAGAGCGAAGAACCGCTGGCAAACCAGACCCTGAACCCGGAACTGGTGCAGACCATCGACGCCGGGGAGCGCGAGGTGGAAGTGGCACAACAGGCCCACACCTTGGCCCGTACCGTAACCGCCGAGAACCGGCGCCTGAACTGGATCGAAACCCTGGCCCCGGTACCGGCCCCCAACGCTCTGACCATCAGCTACATGGCCCAGGGCAACTGGTACACCCTGAGCGATGACGGCAACGGCACCATCGCCGGTTCTGACCCCGGATTCGGTACCGGAACCGTGGATTACGTGACCGGCAACGTGACCCTGACCACCGGCGCCCTGCCGGATGCAGGCAGCCAGATCATTTACACCTACGGCTCCCGGGTACACTACGAGGTGCGCAGCGGCACC